GCTCTTGAACCTGTTTTGAGGCAACCGCTCTACCGAACCGCCTTCTTGCATGACAGCCTCATTGAGGCCACTTTCTTGGGCACCCTTTTCGTCCGTCAGATCCTCCGGGGTGGGAGCGAGGGCCATCGTAGATGCAGGCCGGTCAAGACCGATGTTCGGGAGAGCCTGTTCCTCGGCGGCATTTTGGACTTGCGGGTTTCCGCCGTCCTTTTGAGTCGCCTTTGGCTCGAAGTCCTGTCGCAGATCATCGGGGATGGGCAGTCCAGCACCACGGAGGGCGAGATACGTTTCCTTGCGGACCTGTTGCGCAGCGACCGCTTGGTCGACCTGCTCGTTCTTGGTGATTTCGATTTCTTCGTCGAGGTCGATCGGGATGTTGGTAATTCGTGACCGCATGGAGATCGGAACGCCAGAGGTACGGAGGGCCTCGATGAGTTGGCGCTCGTCCTTCTCGCTGGCGAGGTTCATCGTCTTGAACGTCACTTCGGGCACGAGCAACTTTGGCTGTTCGATGATCCTGTGCTCGCCAGTCTCCTCATCTACTTCGAGGATTTCCTCCATGATGGGGTACTTGATGCCCCCACGCTCCTCGTAGTCGTAGTGCTCTTGGGCCTCGGCCACCACACGCATACGATCGGTGACAAATCGCTTGATCTTGCGCTGGTAGGTCGTGAGCAACTGGGTGAGCAGGTCACGGTTCAGGGCGTCAGCAGCATAGGTCTGTCCACTAGAGGCACCAGAGAGCATGGTCCGGCTCATGCCGAAGATCTGCAACTGACGGTCGTTCAGGCGGTCGAACTCGGGGGTGAAGTTCGGCATCGCTTCCTTGCCGAACACGGTCTTGACTTCGGTGGCAAAGTGGGTGATGAGGACACGGAAGTCACCGGCCAGAGCAGCGTCGAGGGCTTCCTCAAAGGATGCACGGTCATCCATTGTCGGAATCCACGGGACCGAGGTACCGAGTTCGGAGGCAGAGGCACCGAGTTTAGCGATGATGAGGGGCGTGTAGAGGCGCTCGGCAATGGCGTCCTGAGCAGCGTTTAGCATCTCCTCTTGGATGATGGCACGGAACCCACGCATGAGAATCGGGATGCCACGGGGATGGAACGAGTCTCCCTTGAAGGCAATCTGCTTCAGCAGGATGTTCGACACCGGCATCTTGGAGTCTTCTTGCGTGAAGTGAGCCAACTCCGGGTAGGACTTCATCAGAGCCTCGTACTCCCACTTGGGATCACGCTCACGGATGATGGTGCGGATGTCCTCGGGGAGGGCCATCTCAAACCGTGGCTCCTTCAGGAACGGGCTGCGGATGACCTCTACGTCGTCGGGGTTGATGAGTTCGTCGGCTTCCCATACGCCCAGCAGTTCATTGAACGAACCCAAAGGCCATGCCTCACCGACGGTCCAGTATTCCCGACCAATGTCGATCAGGAACTCCTCGTATTCCAACTGGTCGATGAACAGGTCGGAGTAGAACTCCACCAGCGCATCGTCCTTGCACTTGAATTCCATGTCGAGGATCGGGTACTTCGACATGACATCGATCGCACTTGACAGGAACGGGTGCGTGACGTACAGTAGACGACAGTTACTAGAAGCAAGTCCGGCGACAATGTAGTTGCCCGTACCCGTCTGCATCGACACAACGATGCCGGGACCCATCGGCTCCACGCTGGTGACAATTTCTTCAGCACCGAAGTTGGAGATTAGCAGCGACTCGTGGAAATCTGACCGTCGCAACTTGACAGACGGCAGGATGTTGATAGCCCTGATAGTAGCCTCACGAGTGTTCTCGTCGCTGTCACCACGAAGCATCCAGCGCATCATCTCTGTACCGTTACTGGCCGTAGACGACGAGATGATGTACGGAAGGCCAACCGTCTCCAAAGCGTTAGTAATGGCGTCACACACGTCGGGGTTTACTGAGCGAGATTGTGCAATGCCAATGGCTCGGCTCTTCTTGTCAATCCATCCTTCACCGTCGATCATTGCTGCAAGGTAAGCGGCTGCAATCTGTTGTTCAGGCGTCATATCATAAACGATAGGCTCAGCCACTCGACGAATATGAATGCCCACTTCGGGGTTGACCCACTCCAAGTGCGCTTGACGATTAGCCCACGGACGATCTGAAACAAGCGATTCGCCCCGCTTCCACCGTTGATACCAAGTCTTGACCGTGTTGTGAGGGGTTTCCAATTTTTCGGACACTTGCTTGGGCTTGTGGCCTGACTCAAACAAGATTACGGCGTCGAGGCGCAACTCTTGTTGAGCCAACCGCTCGTCGATGGTCTGACGAGTAGTTTCGACATTAGCGGTTGACGGGCTGTAGGCGTAGTTGGCCCACTTGTGATCGGGGGTGCATCGCACTGTCTTGCCCGAATCCATCGTCATCTCGACGACCTCAGGGGCCTCTCGCTTCAGGGTGGCGAGCACCTCGGTCTGAACCAAGCGAGTCTTGATCTTGCCTGACGGGGTTTGGTACGACTCCCACCCAATGACCATCTCACCCGGCTGGACTTCACCAATAGGTTTGAACGTAAAATCAGCCATCAAGATCGGTTCGTGCTCTTCGGAGCAGAACGCACGGATCTTTTTGAGTTCCTCGTCCTTGCTAAGGTCATACGGGAGGTTGTTCTCCCGCCAGTAGAACATCGGGTCACGGGGACGTCCCGTGGCAAACGACATCTGGGCGGATTGTCCACCACCAGAGGACCCGACGGACACAGCGTTCTTGTTGATGCCACGATTGAAGCGCATCTCGGCACGCACAGCAGCGTCATCGGTCGCAGCACCCTCAGCGATGAGTTGGTCCTTGATCTTTTGGACCTCAGAGGTGTGAGACTTGGTGACGTTGCTAATCTTCGAGAATACGTCTTCGTCGTGCTCGTTCATTACCTCTCCCGGTTCATGCGACGCACCTCAGCCAACGTAGCGTTACGGTCGGTGGTGTATCGCAATGCGAGGTGAGCGAGGTAATCGTCCTCGGAGAGAGCGTAGCCATCTGCCGTGATGAGGGCTGCCGTCTGCTGAAGATCATCGCCACCAGAGTTGACCTTATCAGACAGAGAGTCGCCACCGAACGAGTCTGATTCTTCCTCGCCAGCATCCGGCACAGAGGGGTCCGTAGGATCATCGGGGTTGTTGATCGGGTTATCGCCGGGTACCTGAGTGGCTCGCTCGGGCATACCGGGGATCTGGTAAGGCTGACCGTTGATGGTCTGGGGCATCTCGGGTTGGATAGGCTGCACTTGCACGATAAAACAGTTGTGGCAGAACTCACATTCGGTCGTGCCATCGGATCGAGCAACTACCTGACCAGAGCCACAGAACGGGCAGTTCATCGTGTTGATCCAGCCGTCGAGCACGAAGTTCTCCGAACCCGGGACCCGAGCACAGTAGACCTCTTCAAACGTGCCGGTCGGCTTCACCGATTCGACAGTCCAACCGATGCGCTCAGGGTTGCCACGCTCGATGCGATCTTCGTGACGGAATCGGTGCTCTGCAATGAGGAAGAACTCGGAGGGTACGGTCGAGGAAATCAGCGTCATTGAGTAAAGGTCGGAAGGCTCATCCCCATACCCTTGACGGGTTTTCTCGATGATGTCGAAAGTGCCGATGCCAAGGCGTGCTGCGATCAGTTGGAAGAACTCCAAGTCGGCACGATTGGCCGAATACATGACCGCTTGCCCCGACTCCTGAACGGTCCCATCAGCAGCGAAGTAACCTGCCAGCCAACCGTAGAGGTAGGAGGTGGATTCCGAAAGGTCGGGAAGCGACTTCCAAGCGTTCGGAAGGCTCGTAACTCGCATACCGAGAACCCCGTTGAGAGTCTTTTCGGGATGCTGAGGGGACTCGCTGAAGAACTTCAGCAGTTGAGCGTCCTTCTCGCCCCACAAACGCACTACAGCCCCGTTGGAGGTCAAGGTGCCATCGCCGTAGGTGATGCCGTGGGCAATACCGAATTGCGAGGGGGTTGAGTTGGCGAGGTACGACTTCGGGAGGGTCCACGCAAGGCGCTGGTCAGCAAGCAGTTGCGAAGTTACAACGATCTTGCTTTCGGTGCGAGCAGCATCGCCACGAGTGCAAACCAGCCAACGGTGGTCGGCGGTAGCCCGGACGACCTTCGTCTGCTTGTTGCGACGGAGGGTGACTTCCCACAACTCCTGCTCGCCGTAAGCGTGGATGATAGCCTCACGCCAATGCCCACCATTAGCGTTTGTAAGCACCATCTGATTTGTCTCGACGCACTCTTCGAGCGTCTTCAGCCCATCGTAAGTCCAAATCTTCGTATCACCGCTAAAACAGTGATAGATGGTTTCACCGTCACCCGAATCGTGAGCCAGTTTTACAAGGCCGATGCCAGCCAGACGTGCGAAAGGGGCCTTAGCGATGGTACCGGGAGCAGCCTTCTTAGCGATCTTCATGCCGGTCAACGGCCTTCCTTCTCGTCCGTTGGCGCAGCCCTCGCACACCAACAGTCCATCTTCGTTGCGCAACCGTGAGCGATACGGCTCCATCTTTCGATGGCACTGATCGCACTCCCTATAGGCCATGAGGGTTACCTGACTACTGAGGGGAACCGACGAACCGTTGCTCGGGCATAGTCAGCAGCGACCTTTGGCTTCATGCCGGGGTTGGTGGCAAGGATGGCTCGGGTCATCATGGCAATGGCTTCGAGGTCATCATCCGTGTTGGATTCAGCCGGAGACGTCTCGTCAGGCTCGTTGTGGGAATCAGCACTCATGCTCGAACGGTCGTTGTTCAGTTCACGCTCTTCTTCGTTTTGAGCATCAGCCGTGCGACGGAACGGGTTGCGAATGAACTTGCGCTTGCGAGCCTGAACGCCCTGTGTGATCTCCTGATCCTGTACGGGGATCTCACCCTCTACGGCGGGGTTCTGGCCCTCTACGGGGGCTACAGGGGGTACTGCGCCCATCTGAGGAGCGGTGCAGCCCTGTGGCTCTTGGAGGAGATCACCAGAGAACGCTACTTGGCCGTCCTCGGAGATGTCTCCACGGCCTTCCAACTCACAGTTCATGCAGCGCCACTCGGAGAACAACTCGTCTACGTCGTAGGCGGTCTCCATCGCATCGTGGCCCAGTTGGTTGACAGCCTCGACTTGGGCTTCCAGCGTGGCCTGTGCACGGTCCATCGGGTCCGTCGAGACCGGAGCAGCAGCCTCTTGGCCGGGGACGGGGGCTACGGCAGCGTTGGGGTCCTCCATAGCGGGGTCTTGCTCTACGGGCGGGGCTTCCTTGCTGGGGTTTTGAGGGTCAGCACCATTAGAGGGCTCGGGCTCTCCAACTGGGGGACCGTCAGACGGTCCAGAAGTACCGTTATCTTCTTGGTCATCCTGTTCTTCATCATCCTCCCCTTCCTTATCGTTGTCCTTGGGCGGGAACTCGGCAGTCTTCAGTGCAGCCTGAGCAGCGAGGATCTCGGGAATCGTCAGACCCGCCTGATAGACCATCGGTGAATATAGCATCTTTTCATATTCACGTTCGGAAATTTGGGGGGTTGGAGATGCGACAGCCTCGTAGATCAGATTGTCCGACCCACAGGAGCACCGAGATGCGTGAGACACCTTTGCTCGCTTGCTCGTGATACCGCAGTCGAGACAGGCGGAGACATACTTCGCAGTAGCGGTGCCAGAAGCAATCTGTTCACCGGGAGTCATGCCTGAGGAATCTCCACCGAAACCGTTCTGGGAACTGTCTGCCATTCCGGTCGAAGGATCGACCATCGAGGACACGGCAGCAGCATCTCCCACTTGCTCTCCGACACTCGGAGCAGAGTAAGGGTTACTGTCACTGTAAGCGTTAGGCATGGTCATGGTTACAGGTCTCCGAACTCAGCGCCACAGTGGGCACAATAGCAGTCACCATAGTCGGCATCCTCAACGATGGTTCCCGACCCACACTCGGGGCAAGTGTCACCGATGTAGACATCGAGGCCGTACTCGTCGTACTCGTCGGAGTAGGCCTTCTTCTTGGTAGCGTAGTAAGGCTTGTCGGTGTACTCGAAGGTGTCCTTTACGGCAGCCTCAACCCAGTCAGAGCCACGGCCACGAGCAGCGTGCCAATCCTCGGTGCGCTCGACACCAAAGTATGCGAGGGCCTCGGAGTCGACCTGAGCCATCGTCGGGATGCTTTCCACGTCAGCGAGGGGCATACCGTCGGAGTCGTAAAGGTTCGCCCAGTATCCGTAGCCCTCAGCGGTCTCGTCCTTCACTTGGACGTACATCCCGCCACTAGCGGTCTTACGGGAGGCGTTGTAGGCGTTGGCCGAAGCAACGGGGCAGTAGCCTACACCCCACGTCGAAGGGTCGTAGGGGTCGTCATGCGGTCCCGGCTGATACCGCCCGGAACAATGCTCGCACTCGTAAAAACCCCCACCGATCTCAGTCCAATCGTGCTCTTCTCTCGGAGCGCCAGCCTGCTTCTTGGAGGCGGTCATGTGCGACGGAACCTCGCCACCATCACCGGCCACTACCTCGCCATCGACGACGTGGTAGTTCATGCAGTTGGGGTCAGCAGACGGGTAGGGGCCGTCGTCCTTGTAGCCCACGCCCACAGGGGACTCAGCGCCACAGTTCTTGCAGGAGAATCCCGTCGAGGCGGTCTTCTTGTTTGCGTTGACCTTGACGCCACCAGCCTGAATGTCAGCAAGGTAACGCTTGGCAACCTTGCTCGGCATGGACTTGGCGATGCGCTTCGGGGGCATGGACTTGGTGGGCGACACAGCATTCGGCCAGAGCGTCGCTACCAGCGCCCAGCCAGTGCGGTCATCGAACCACAGTTGCTTGCCCATACGGATGCCCTGAGCAGCGTACAGAGGACGTACACGCTCCATGTGACGTCGAGCAGTACCAGTCAGGCAGATGCCACCTTGTCGAGAGGCCGTGTAGCCCGACATGATGCCCTTAGCGAGGTCGGTGGTGTTCACCAGAGTTCCCCACGGAGACTTCTTGGCAGCCACCTCGATGTCGTTGTAGACATCGTTTTCGAGGACGTCGTACATGACCTCACCCGGCATCACCTTAGCGCCACAGATTTCGCAACGCATATCATGGACGGCAGGCTTCGATCGAACAATGCCGTCGAGCATCATGTCGTTGATGCAATCTTGACAGGCATCCATGAACGTGTCAGGGTCATATTGCTCAGCCGTCTTGCGAGAGGCAGTTACATCGAGGTCGATGTCATATCCGTGGCACTTAGAGCACTGGCCGTTGCGGGGCGGGTTCTTGTATTTCTTGCCACACTCCATGCAAGCGAACATAGCGATCTTGCGGACGGATTCTACGGGACGCAGAGCAGGCTCCCATCCGAACGAACCGTCTGCCTGCTGCACGGACTCCAAGTACCCAGTGCCCTCGCACCAGTTACAGTTGGTGTCCCCGGGGCCGAGGCACCACTGGCACTCTTGGATCGAACTAGCGGTCTTACGAGTGGCGAGCCGACGCTCAGTAGGAATCAGCGTGACCCCGTTGTCACTCAGGGCAAGAAACTCCAAATCGTCTGAACCGCAATCGGGGCACTCACCCTTATAGTCAGCCGTGTTGATCGTGTCGCTGTCGCTCGTAGACCAACCACAGTCGAGGCAGTCAACAGCGTAGATAGCGTTAGCAGCGGTCTTACGAGAGGCTTCCCACATGATGTCAGGAAGGAACGATGCACCACAACCACTGCACTCAGTAATCGGCCAAATGCCCACGGAGGGGTCGCCTTCAAGGTCGTCGTGGCTGGTCGGCTCCGTAATCAGACCAAAATAGTCACGGTTAGCACAGTCCTTGCAGACTGTAGCGATGTAGTTATTTTCGGCATCAAGGACGTCAAATGCCTGAACGACAGGAGCCTCAACCCATCCGGCAGAATTGCGGGATGCGATTACGTCAAAATCGTGCTCATACTCAAATGGGCAGCGACCACTTGGAACGGGGGTCAGCCCCGTCGATACCGAA